TCTATATTGGATTTGCTGTTGCCGCCGATATCATCCCCGGAAGGATTCCCGCCTGCGAGACGGCCTGACATTCGCACTCCCACGGGTCGCCGCGGGTGTCACCTGTATAAGTCACACCAATAACGCGATAGATGCCGTCGTTATCTAAATTTCGGATCGGTTGTCCAAGCTGAAACATTTGGGCTCGGATTAAGCTATTATCGATATGGACAAGCGAATTAATCTTGATGCGCGGATTGAGCAGACACTTGAACGTTACGCCTTGATCAGTCTGGACAGGCGTACCGATAAGACCCGATTGCGGCGACAGCTCGGTAATCTCTCCTTCTGGTAGATCCGTCATGCGCACGATGTTTACTTTGCCGTCCTCCACATAAAAAGAGGCATCCTGCGATTGCGCAAGCTGCCTCAAATAATCTTTAGCCAGACCAAACACGACTTTGCCTCGGCTTAGTTCCTGATTACTGAACCCGTCAGATATACTGCCTAGCTGTGATGGTACTTTCGCTTGACTCACTACGTTTTCAACCAGGCTGCGCGAGGTTTGACCTTTAAGGACTGAAAACCCGACGAACCCCTGATTCATAAACCGATCGCCATCCAGTGACCTCAAGGTTAGCCGGTAAGTTACGGCGTCCTCCTTGTCGCGGATCGGTTGAATCACATCGCCGTCAAAGATCAATCCATATTGATCACCCTCATAACCTGCTTCAACGACAATTCGGTTTCCCTCTTGGATGATGCTGTTTTCGGTATCGGGCGCAAGATTATATAAAACAACCTCGGAAAAATTCGGTGGTTGTAGGATTGTTTTTTGAATCTTGAAAGTACATCGCAGCTGCGATACATCTAAAGCTATCCCATCGGGACGACTGACAATGATGCGGTATCGACGGCCGAATAGAATATTAACCAGCGATTTTGAGTCTGCCACCACACCGTAATTAGTGGACGGCAGCGATATGTTAAACTGCGGGGTCGTAATAGGATTCGGCGACGCAGGTTTATTCCCCGGCATAGTGGTCGTAGGCGGAGTCGGGGTATCGTTTCCAACGCCTCCTTGATACTTGAGCCATATTTTGTACCGGCGTTGGTAATCACTATCTGGGATTGCCGGACCAACATATGCAAGGGTAAACTTCTTGAAGTCTTTTCCTGATGAGTTCCAGACTTTTTTTATGACATAAACGGCCACGCACATAGAAAAAGCATCATTGCTTAAGGTAAGCTGCTGCTTTCCTTCCAATGTGCTTGGCAACTGCAATCGATATTTGTCGGCTGCATACTGGAACGCGTCCTTGTGCCACCTAGGTTGTACTTGACCATAGCCAAGAGAATCCCCACCGTCACCCAGGATGTTTGTTCCGCTAGTTTCAGCATCCACTGTAGCAAGAACAATATTCAAATCGCATCCTTGATCTCGAGCTTCTGCTGTAGCAAGTCCTTTCCAGTTAGTTGTCATTTGATCACCCCGCTGTATCGGTCCAGACCAGTACAAAATCGCTCCCAAGGTTTGATAGACCTGGATTGCCTTCTGTCATGGAGCTGACTGGAACAATTACTGCACTGCCGATACCCAGATAAGTGTATTGACCTAATAGATCAGCAGCAGGATATAATCCAGTTAATAAGGGTACTGAATCCAGCAGCAACGTATTGGTTTTGACGTCTGTAACAGACATAAACCAGTATTCAGCAACACCGTTATACGTAAACGTAAAGCCTAACGTGATATTTTTAGAATCGATTGGAAGTGTGCATGTTAAGCTCTGATTGGTGCCTGGAACAAGTGGAATTGCTTTAGTTGCCATACGCCCCTCCTTACCTGCCAAATAGCAAATTAGGTACTTGCACTAGAATACTCTGATTTAGTGTTGCCGGCTCAGGCGATCCTCTTTTGGAACTATCCGTTACCTCCGGCCGTGCGCTGATTTGTACTGTCGTCACCTGGGCGACTATGAGTTCACGAAATGTCACTGTGCAATTCAACCCGTCCAAAGTCTCGTGATCGTCTGGGGCAGTTAGTACTTCAATGAGCATATTCCGATATAATCCGAGCCGGGTATGGATCTGAATCGGTACACGAAGGTCTTGTAATTCCTTTAGTACATAAAAGGCTTGTACTGATCGGGAATACCCCCCTGAAAATTGTCCAGGCACAAAACTTTCGTGAACATTGGACATCGCTACGTTCATCGTTAGTTCCCGGGGTTGAAGGAAGGCATGATCCGATACAGCTGATCCCGCCTGAACGGGGTGTTCGGTAATTGTTAATCGGCTCGTGTGCTCCATTTTTAAGTAAGCATCAAAAAACCACCCGCCGATATTGGTTTTGGTATAGACCAAATCTTTAATTTCGGGGCCCTCTAAATCTAATATTGGATTATCCATTACCTAACCACCCCACTTAAATTCCTTGTTAACATCGCATCATAGTTACTCTGTGCGGCTTCCATTCCAGACTTAGCGTCAGATGAGTAGATGTTATATGTCGGGCTGCTTTGGATTGATGTATTGTTATTCGTGTTTGTCGTTGACTGCGGGTAGATATAGTTTGGAGTAGGCAGAGAGTATGCAGGGCTTCCTCCAGGTGTACCTGCTACTTCTGGATTTGTCATATTTTCTTTATCTTTCTTATTCCTAGCCATTGCCTCAGCGATTAGCCCCAATGCGCGGGTCACTTTATCGCTAAATTCGGGGTTTTTCCAATCGGTAAAGAATCCTGTTGTCGTTTTCCAAAGACTTTCCCAATACCCTTCATTTTTAAGATCAGGGTTTTCGTCAAGCCGTTTCTTTGCTTCTTCTCCTGCCTTTTGGGTCTTCTCAAGGATATCCCCACGAAAGAAAGAAGCAATCACGTTAAAAAATCCAGCAAATCCGTCTAAAATCTCGCTTATAGACTTAAGTGATACAAGGATTACATCGCGCAAAATCTTCCCTATGCCATTAAGGACCGTCTCTGTTTCCTTCAACCCTAATAATTTGTTAAAAGCTTTTGTAACTGCAGCAGTTAGATTCGATACTGATGTTACTACATCTTCAAAGCTTTTCTTAAGGTCTTTTAACACTCCTTGCTTTTCCAACTCTTTGTATAGGTCCTGTACCCACGTTTTTGCCCCGCTGAGCAGCTTCTGAATAATTTCGAATGTGTTAGAAAACGAACTTTTGAAATTATCGATGGCACCTTTGTTTTCGAGGTTGCTATAAAAGTCCGCAATCTCTTTTTTTGCATTGTCAAGCAATTCAGAAATCGTTTCAACAGCATCTTTCCAGCCTTTTTTAAAATCCTCGAAAACTCCTGAACCCTTTAAACTGTCATAAAAATCTATAAGTTTCTGCCAGAATGGCCCGAAAGCTGATTCCCCACCATCAAGGTACGTATAAAAATCGTCCAATAGTAAGATCAAAGCCGTCAATGTTGCTGTGATAATCCCAAGGGGCCCCGTTTGGATAATGATCGCTAACGCCCCTATAGCCGCACCGATTAGCTTTAGGTTACGCGGGATCGCGCTACCCAAATCGTTAAATATGCGGATGATATCCTTAAACACCCGGAAGGTCGTTATGCCCATCCTTGCAAACCAACTCATTACCTGCGCGATAACTTTAGTCCAAGAAGGCATTGTTTTTACGATGATTCCATTTATCTCAGACAGCGTTTGTTTGATCTGTTTAATCGGACCTTCCATGTATTTCATGAAGTAGTAGCCAATCCATTGCAGTGCATAGGTTGCTTCTAGTTTCAAACGGGTAAATTCAAATTGCACAGAGCGGACAAGTTTCATCTGTTCAGCAAATTCAGTAGGTGGACGAAGGTTTTTCGATTCTTGATTAAGCGTTTGAAAGTTTTTCATTAGCTCTGGGCTCAAGTAAAGATCCTCTAGTGTTACGCCCATTGCTTTCAGAGTGTTGTTATAGGAAGCAGCAGCATCCTTGCCAAGCCATAACTTCCGGGCCAGTTTCTCGGTTTCGAGGTCCGCTTGCGCTAACTCCCCGACAAATTTTGCTATCCCTATACTTGCTGCACCAACAAAAGAGACGACAGCCGCGCCAGCAATGGCAAAACTGGTAACTGCACCCCCAGCGAATTTTGCGACGCTTTGTTCGGCGTTACCCATTGCTTTCGTGGCTGCCTGATAGGACGTATTATCCACTTTAAATCCAAGCGATACCAAATATGACTTAATCGTTTCGATCACGGCTGACCCCTCCTTTGCTGCGCAGCTTCTCTGGCTCTTTCGCCGTTTTCGCATCTTACTTCCAGCATTTCATGGGCATCAAGCAAATCGTCAAATGTGAATACTCCATCAATGATATCCCGATGAGTCCAAAATCCGGCCATTACTGGGCCATAAAGGAAGGCATCCACGTTCTCTAATTCTGCGGGGAAGTAGTCAAGAGCCCCCCGACAAGTGAAGCTAAGGGGCTTCCTTGAAAAAAACCCTTCACGTTGAAAATAAGTACGTGGGCCGTCAAGGCCAAGACCGTCATGGTGTCCTCTTCCAATTCAGCAACTGCGAAGGATCCGTTACCGTTCAATAGAGGCGTGTAGCCCGCAGGAAGCAGTGCACCGCAGACTCGCAAGCATTTATCCTGAACATAGCTAAAGTCATTCTCGGACAGGTTGCCGAGCTCTGACATGACTCCTGTGATATTGAGAGCCTCCAAATTCACATCGCTAATGTCCTTAGCTTCCTTGAGTTTGGCCAGATCCATATTTTTAAACAATGGTGCAAGCAAACCAGTAATTTTAATCAGCATAAAAGAACCGGTCCGAGCGTCAAATTTCTTAATCCGAAAAGTGCGACCGTTGATTTCAATATCTTTGTAATTTTCAGTTGGTTTCATTGTTCAAGCCCTCCTATATCGCATCTTGTTGCACATCAGCTGCAAGGAGATTCCATGTCACCTGCTGGCCCTGCGCTTGATACGGCCTATCGGGCAGCTTCTGAAAGCTCACCCCAGTTGATGTAATCAAGTCGCCCATTTCCGGAGCTCTGATGATTATTGTGATTTTTGCCCATTGGTTTGTAGGCGCGCTCTCCAGATAGTTGTACAGCCTCAACAGCCATCGGTTAAGTTCCGAAGTTTGCTGTACAGCAATCGCATGACTGCCATTACGTCCCTTAATTTTACTGACCATCACTGACCCGTCAGCAGATACATCATGCGTCGTACGATCTGTTGTCATGGTTGTTGTTATGCTTCCAAGACCGACGCCGCTTGCCACATATTGACCGACCGCGGGATGGGAAATAACCATTGCTACATCAGAGAAACTATAAGTTGAATTTGCCAAGGTTCTCTCCTCCTATCGATTTACAACAATGCCGATGACGACATGTTCGATTGCCCCAGCCAGTTTTATCGCAACGTAGATCGGCGGCGATTTGCGTGCGTCACGGTCCGTCTGGGACTGGTTTGCGATCGAATCAGCCAGCACCATATAACCTGTAGATAGCATGTCTCCAGTATTCAGACCAAGTACTGGTGCTGCTTTCCAAACACCCGGAGCGATGACTCCGCGCGTTCTGGCGTTATTACAAGGGTCCGTAATTGCGTTAACCAGCAAACTAACGCCGTCTTCCGTTTGTGGGATCTTCGGCGCTTGAGTCAAAGCGTTCATGACGGCCGTCTGGATCTCGTTTGTCAGGACATCCAGATTGAGCACTTCATCGAAGCTCACTCCATCCGCCATAGTACCCTGTACGAGCAGGTTATACGTCGCGCCATAATTCGTATAGACGTTGCCCTTATAGCCTAAAATCGTTTTGACTTGCGTTGTGGTAAGGTCCTCTGGTTGCACGCCTGACAACGTTTTGTAGGCCAGTGTATAAGCAGAATTAGCAAGCCCTGTATTTGCCCCCATGGCGTAGCCCATGACAGCGGCGCCCGCGTAAGGTGTTGTGCTGTATAACCCAAGCGTGCGATGTCGAGACGCAGCATTAAGCGTCTGCATGATGTTACCTGCCGTACCAGCAATAACGTCTGAATCTTTCGTATCACAAAAAAAAGCAGACAAAGGCTCAGCCGTTTCTATATATGCCGAAACAGCCGCAATATCTGCCTTCACAGCACCGCAAACATAGGAGCCGTACCAATCTTTATCTTTTGCACGACATGCCGTGACAGCCTGTACAGCCGTCTCCGACCCAGTTCCATCCCACCGACCGATGACAACCTTACTCGGTCTGGGTTTTTGACTAAAGTATAGCTGTGCAGCCAGATATTCCGGCTCTGTTCCGTCCCATCCGTCCGATAGCATATCATCAGTACCGCTATATAGCTTTACTCTGATGGCAGGCGTAATCACAGTTGATTTACCTACGATAAGACCTATATTAAATCCACTATTGACGGCGGATAATGGGGATACCTGAACCGTCACCTTAACAATATCATCTAAAGATTGTGTCAAATTACTCACCTACCCTTTGATAGTCTTCACTTCCGCACTTTGCAGGTATGGCACTTGCGTTGTGCGGATGACTTTTTCGTTAAACCTTGCGAAGAATGACGACCGATCCCACCACTGGCCGTTGAACAACTCCGGGGTACGGACGGGCATCGGGACGTCTGTGATTAGTGCCATGTTAGAAGCTAAGAGCTCCATGGTTATCTTTGGCAAAAACAAGCTGCTACGGATCAGGTCCGCGTCCCCGAAACTGTTTGGCCCGTAGCATACCCAGCTTACTTGCACTACTCTTGTATAGGTGACTGTCCGATTTGCGTTTTCGGTGTCCGCAGCACCGTACGATACATCCACCTGGCGCGTGATCAAATCATCCGCATAAGTAACCATCAAAAAAGCGACATCTTCGTCGCGTTTCCATGCTGGTGCTCCTTTTTCTGGCCAAGATATCCGTACACGTTTCTGGCTTGCTTTAGCATTTGGATTAAGGCCAAGTGACCTGATTGAAAGGTTTTGGAAGATGTCTTCGATTTGCCCAATAGATTTTACTGTATCAGCCATCTAATCACCCGCCATTCTTACGCCAAATGCTTTATAATAGCCAAAGTCGCGCCATGGAAGCACTTGAATGATTCTATAGCGATCTCTCTGCCATTCGATCTCATCTGATATGCCAGCAGCTTCTGCTGAATCCGCAGCCCGAGTAATATACATAGGCTTTTGGGAGTAAAAGCACATTATCCCTGTTACGCGGTCCGCTTCTGGGACTTGCTCTAGATCGTCAGCATTTGCGACAGTGATCGTACCCGTGTAGTTCAGCTTTTTCTCAGGATCGGTTACGAACCGGCCTCTCACCCAATCTCCTGTAGTGCGGAAAACGGTAAACCCCTTGGGCTGTGCAAAATTGCGACTGTTTACGATGTGGCCGACATTAATCATGATCCATCATCCTTTGTAACTACATAGGTAATTGATTTACGTAGCCCGCTAGTATCGATCAACGGGATATCGCTTCCCTTTTCTGCTATTGTGCGCGGAGAATTGGGTGCCCAACCGTTGGCCGGATTATTAAACCAATCCTGTGCAGCGCTCATTCCTAAGAATCCAGCTTTTTCTAACTCTGGAGTAGGATCTTCCCCATTTAAAGCCTGCTCAGTTGCTAATTTAAGACGCTTGGCAATATACTCTTTGCGACTTTCTATTGCCGGTTCAATAACCGGACGGGGAGGCGAACGCCAAAGCGGCGATCCATGTGTCATCAGAAACATTTGGAACGCCTTGCTGTACATCTCCCCACTTTTGACCTTCGGATTCATTTCGTCACGCATCTCTTTTTGCCGGACGCCGTGTGTATGCACATAAAGTAATTGCGCGTTAGTGATGCCCTCGGAACGGTTATTGTCGCTTCCCTCGGGCACTCCAACAAGGACTTGTGTGTGTGCTAGCTCGTCGAGCAGCTTCTTAACTTCGGGCGTCAGGTCCTTGCCAGCAGTGACTTTCGCGAATGCGTTAAACATTCTATAAAACCTCTCGCTTATAACACCTTAGGGCCTCTTCGATATGTTGATGTACCTCATGTCCAGATCTCTGGGATTCAAAAAGTAATGACAAGTACTTCTCCAGATAGTCGATGTTAACTTGATTGCCTTTCAATTTTAACCTGCCGTCTCCAGACAGTTCGTAGATCTCTCCTACTGTTCGATTTCCGATCCGTATTTCACCATCACCACTGATCTGTATACTGGTTTCTGTTCCTTTGAAATCGATTCGAACACTTCCAGAATGGTCAAGTTTAATATTGAATAAGTCGTTATTTTGGGATTCCCAAGTGGTAGTTTTCATCACTGCCATCTCCTTTCAATTTAATAAACATACATGCCGCCTTTGCCAAGCATCTTCGCGATCGTCGCAAGCTGTTGGCCATAGATGGTTAACTTCCACGATGCCCAGCCGTTCAGGTCCTGGCCGATTTGGTTATAGTCCATACTTACGGATACATCGCCTACAGCCTCAGACGTGTTCAGGCCCTTTGCTTGACCGGCAGCCATAGCTGCAGCAGCGCCGCCGTTTGGGTCGGCCAGACCCTGTAAGTAAAGCGTGCAGAAGTGTGCGACAAACCAGCACATGGCTATTTTCCAATATGAATGCCAGCGCGCTTCTTTAATGCACGCGTCGGCTAGGTTAATAAAGATTTGTATAATTTCAACGGGAATTGTGTAATTCCCATCCACTCCAAGCCCGAATTGAGGGTAGACTTCCAAAAAGTCACACAAAAGAAAAGGGGGATTGCTTCCAGTTCGAATGTTGGAAGCCTCCCCGATAATTCCTATATAAGGAATGGACATCGTTGATCACCTGTCCTTATTGTTGTTGCTGTTGCTGTTGTTGCTCAGCGAGAAGCCTAGCCCGTTCTTCTTCTTCTTCAAGTCTCAGCCGCTCTGCTTCTTCTGCTTTAGCTTTTGCCTCAGCGTAAGCCTTGGCCTTCGCTTCAGCTTCTTTTTCGGCCTTGCTCTTGCCCTTAGAGCCTGTCTCGGCAGCCTTCTCGTCCTGCTTGCTGCTGATAACGTCCACATCGCCATCAGCGCTAGCCAGCTTGAACATAGTAGAGTCGGCCACCCACCCTGGTACTTCTACGATATCACGTGGTCGAACCTTCACCGCAGGCTCTTGTCCTGCGGGATGATCAAACTGTAAAGCTTTATATGAAAAAATACGCATGTGTTGGTCCTCCTTAAATCCCGTCGCCGTAGCGAGCGCATTGAGTGAATAAGAATTTAACTTGTCCGATTTGCGCCGCATAAGCCGTCAAGTAAGACATTTCAGAAACTTGCGGCTGTGTCATTACGCGGCTAAGCGGTACAGTCAGGTCAAAGTTAACGCGATCCTCATCGTTAACGTATGCAACCATACGATCGGTTCCGCCGACACCAGCACCTGCACACCAACGAGATGGAGCAATAACAAGATCGATGCCTTGGTTTTTGCCAATGTTGTTATCAAGCAAGAACTGAAGGATCGAAATGTTGCCGGCTTCGCTCACTTTGGTGCCTACGATGTATGCATATTGCTGTGGAGGAATTAGAACGTGATTTGCCATACCGCTAAGATCATATTCCGAATCTGCCCACGTTTGCGTAACAATCGCATTGATGTCGGCCAAGATTTCATCCGGTGTCTTTTTGTTCCATTTCGCTTGTCCAGATGCGCCATTCGCAACCGCCGAAGCGGTAACACTCGGATTGTTCACCAATCCATATACGCCGGCACGCGGTACTCCTGTGTAGACGATGTTATCGATCGATTTGTTGTAGTTCAGACGGATGCCTTTATCCAGGATGTCGTCAAGGCTGCGACCGATATTTTGAAGCTTTTGTTGATCCACAAACGGCACTTTCAAGATATTCGCAAAGTTGAACACCTTGTAGACGTCTTTGGTTGTATTGGCCTGCATAACCGGAATATCGTTAGTTTCGCCACCGATAATAC